GGTCCACTCAACATGGCAGCGTTCAGACGCAACCATGTGTTCAAAATCACTTCAGTGACGTCTTGCCAGTGCCTTGGCAGTGGGTACTCCCGTTTTGTGTTTAGCCTGAGAACCGGTACCCGGAGGAAACTCAGGTGTATATATATTTATCACCCCGATGCTGCATAACCTTGTGTCAGCTCACCGGTATAAGTGTTGTAATAATAATACGTAGGTGGATTTAGATAATAGAAAAGCGTAAAATCTTGGCCCGCAGCGTGATACAACTGCACTTTGGGGCCACTAACTATATCTTGTCCGGCAGATCCCTGCGATCGTGTAACCGTCAAATTCAAAGCAGGATTCTGTTGGTCCAAACTCACGGTAGTGCGAAGAGGATCCCATGTCTTCGCCCCAGACATGGTATCTTCGTAATTGAGAATTTGGTTTGTGGGCATCATACGTGCTGGAGAGCAGTATGGAAACACTGCATCCGTAAAGGGGATCTTATATGGCGCGGTTTGAGTCATACCAGACAGACCGTTGTTCTGGCCACAATGCGTGACCCGATCCATCAGGTTGACTTTACGCGAATAGCGCAACTCTCCTGCAGGAAAGGTGTTGCTAACCATGGAATCCCCAAACGCACGAAAGAGAATGGGCAAGTGAGTGTACAGTCCCGAAAACCACACATGCGGATTGTACGTAGATCGTGACAACGATAACTCAACGATGTCAGTTGGCTTGACAGCAGTCCCATCCTCTGGCAACAATTGTGCCTTGTAGATATTAGAACCGCGCCATCCAACATATGCTGAAGCGAAAAACGCTGTCACCGTTGGGAAACGCTGAGTCTGATTCTCCATACGTCCCGGAGGAGGAGTTGGAATCGGGTTAGGCCATACGCTAGGTAGGACCGTCCCTTCAACAAACCCTTCAACGGAATGTGGGAGACCCCCTCCCAAAAGAGGGAGATTGGGCATCACGAACAACCACCGTGTCATGTTGTACGCGTCAGTGTTCTCTGACTTCGTGATGTCAACGAGGCTAGGATCATATTGCTGTTCACTCTCTCCAGAGCCATACACTCGAGGTTTTTGGTAAAATTGTGTGAATGTTACCTGTCGATATTTTTGCGTGCGCCGCAGAAGCTGACGCAAGGAGTAGATCGACTCTCCCATGCAGACATCGGAGATATCGTAGTGCTTGCTAACAACGTTCATCTCTTGTGGAGCTACTTCATCACCAGGCTCACCAGCCAACGCGATAGCATCTCCTGAGCAATCACCACTCTGCAGTTCATACTGCGAAATGGGTACGTTCAACTCCACTGGATTGTGGAACCGAACCCCTTTGCAGTTCATCCGCACCATAATCTCGATCTCTGTGTTTGGTTTGGCTGCCACCAGCGGATTCATCACACTGAGTCGAATTGACCCATTGTATTTGTCAGAACTATACAAAAAGTTCGTGCTAGTGGTAGGATTTGGGAATATGTTGCTCGCGCGGTAGAAGCACACAGTGTCAAGCTTCGACCCAGTGAGATAGGGCCTAGACGATGCATACGGCACAGTAAACTCAAAATCAGGCGATTCCTGCAAGTCCCAGATCTTGCTGATGACAAGCGGTTGCCTATAAGAGTCCGCATTGTAGCCGAAACGATGGCCCTCAGGATCATAGCTGAGCATGATTCTGCCTCGGTGCAGCTGTGAAGCTACAGCCGTGAAACGATATGTGATCTCACCGTTCCATTGTGCAAAAGCACACCCAAGGTGGCACGATGGTGTCATTTGAAGTTTGTTGACGCCAACTCCTGTAACCACAGGGAAATCTTCCCCCGCAGTAGGAGTGGCATCCTCAACCCATGACACATACGGCGTGACATGCCCAACGTAAAGCAAGGCATCCTGCGCATCGTTTGTGTTGCTCCAAGTGCATTTTGACACAAGCACATCTCTGTCCAATATGTGACTGAACGTCATATGATCAACGCCGTCCAAGCCAACTGTGCTCGAGTCGACAGACACTTCATTGTGCTGGTCAATGCCCAACATCTCCGTGTCATTCTGCTCCTGCGTGTTCGCAAGATTCCCAATCATGTTTGGGCGCCATTGGCCTAGTACATTGCCCACACGCCTACCTAACATGCCCATCATGCCAGATAGTGCAGACGCCATACCATGCGAAGGCACCTGGTCTCCAGACTGCAATATGTACGACGGACCGGATAACTCCACGTCTTCGGCCCATGCATACACTGTGATCGCAGCGGAAGTGGTTGTCTCGTCATTGGCTGACCTCAAGTTGACGATTGAAGCCAAGGTTAGCTGTCCCATCTGGTCCAGCTCCTTGAAATTCGTGTCAAGTTCAATCCAGTTCTTCCAATACACAAAGGGTAGCACCATCTCACATCCCCTACTAGGAGACAAATAGATGAATTTGTGCGGCCTCGATGTTAGAACCGAGTTGTACGCATCTGTGCCGTAAGCAAAATCCACATGGTTCCCGCTAAACGTCACATCAGTGCTTGAATTCGATGCCAAAGGTTGGTATGAAAGCACGGACGAACCGTAACTCCATGGTGAAGCATTCACCATAACCTTGACGTGCAACCTTGCTCGCAAACGTGAATACCCTTGTAATTTCTTCTTGATTTCAGGTTTACCAAAGTAATCCGTCCAAGGGTTAAACGTCTCGAACATTGTCGTTCCGTGTGCCCAGGTATATTCCCCAATACGGGTTGGCCGAGAGAACCACTCACTAAGAGTGAAATCTCCAAGCGCACCTTCGTTGAAAGTGGGGTCAGTGACCTTAGGCTCTACGCCCACGGGCTCCTGATTGGTGTCCGTGAACTGGGTGAGCATACTTCCTGACTGCAGTTCACCGCAGACAGCAGATGCTAATTTCTTCATCATCTCTTCTTCATTCGCAAGTGCTACGGATTTCGTTACCGGCAGTCCACTCTCACTAACCGGCTCCGGGTCACTCGACCACCGACCCTCTACTGACTCGCTGTTAAACCATCTCTGCTGGGGCAGAAGGCTCGTTCTTTGCGGCGAATCAGGTGCCCTTTTTACCCAATCTTCTGGGCTTGGCGGTGCATACCATTTGTCTTTGTAGACCCCATTGTCAACATTCAACGCATCCTTGTACCACTGGGTGTAATGTCCATAATCACGGAACAAATAGTCTTCCGACTTAATCCCGTGGATCTCACCCATGCGTTCTAGCGCTTGATGGACGCTATTGCGCGTGGCATTAAACAGTCGTTCACCATGGCCATAAGCCTCAGTGCCGACTGAGTTCAAAGTTGATTTGAGTATATCAAGGTCCGTGTGCGTGTTTGATCTTCGCGACCATTCAATCATCTTGATGATGCTCTCGTAATCCAATTGTGCAAGGTACTGCTTCTCAAAATTGTGACCTTCCACGTTCACAGCAATGAATCGCCGCTTCAAGAAAGTGATGTTTTCATGAGCCGAGAACTCCTGTATGTTGTCACCTTCATTCTTCGCGGCGTCTGTGAACTCAATGCCAATCTCCTTCAACTTCTTGTGCATCGTCCTGCAATTGAAACCAGAATGCTCCGGCTTTACAGAACACACCATGTCATCACCGTATGTGGCCAACCGACAATCACGATCAAACACTTCAGCCGCCTCATCAGCAACATCCTCAAACGTCTTGCCCTTCTCATCCGCATACCACGCAGTCCATGCATACCTAACCAAGATAGCATTCACCAAACAATTGAGCTGTGTGGTTACAGAATTCCCAGATGGATTCATCGAAGGAAACTTCACAAACGTTCCGAAGAAGTTGATCACTGGCGACAAGGTTGTCTTCAAAATGTTGTCCAGAGTTCTCAGATCCTCCTCCGTCATAGAGTTCTTGTGCAATTCTAGGATCATCTCTCTGACAACATCTGTCACTTCCTCCGTCATGATCTTGTCAAAATCTTTGTAGTCTCCATCAAAGATCTTCATGTTCGACCCGATGCCCAAGTGGGCACCAAGCTGCGTCCACTGCTCAGAGGCGCTATTCATCCCCACGCACGCACCAAACGTGTATGGGAAAAGCTGCATCACCCGCAAGAAATTGAGCAAATACATGCGTGTAACAATAGTGGCATCCACTGGTGCCATCATAAACACGCGATACTTGCCCTGCAATCTCTTCTTCATACTCACGGGTTCATCCTTCAACTGAGCTGAAAACACAGCTTGCACTGTGCCGTTCTTCAATCCTTCATGCAAAGTCCTGATCGATTCTGCCAATTCAGGTTTTGGAGTTCTCTTACCCTCAGCATCAATTTCGAATAGAGTACTCTTCACCTGGTGGTATGGGAAGCCTGCGCTAGTGTTCCAATTAAGGGGATTCTTTCCGCGCTGACCAGGAGCTCCATTAATCGCCTCGTCCATGTCAACTTTTCCAAGCATCTTCTCCCATTCAGTGTTCTGCCTGAATCTTTTGACAAGTCCATTTGCTACTAACTTGAGGCGTTTGTAGAGCCCTTCCCGTCTCTCTGGTTGTGTCGCTAGCGGCACAAGTGCCTTGAAATGAGCCGCTCTGACTGCGTCGACTGAACCGCCACAGCCATTATCCACCCTCTCCTTGAAATTGGGCGGAAATTTACCGCTAGCAAACTCTTTCCCTGTGATGGGTGTGATCTCACTCGCGTCCATGTGCTCCCACAAAGGCCCTTGTTTGACCTTCGTAGTTGGATTGCTCCGGAAGCCAGGATATCCCCCAATCACTCTCATCTTTTCGTTGACTTTGCCAATGCTCGGATCTAAAGGATTGTACACCCAATTGACTACACTCATGCGGTGCATATCAACCAAATCGGCCGCCTTCACATTGTGATAGCAGTCACCGTTTTGTGTCTCTGACATACCGTTGTTGAACGGTGCATCACACTCCTTCAGACCCGCGATCATCTCGCGAACACCGTTCAAAGGTGTCGTGAAGATGGTCCTGGCCCCGTTCGATGATTGGAAAATAGCCGTGTGGACACCCAGTATAACTGCATATAGCTTACCACCCACTGACACATTGTCAGCAAAATGCACTTTTCCGCAGTCGCCTGGTCTCGTGTTGCCAATGTCCTCTGACAAACCAAAAGTAGGCAGTATGTCTATCTTCGCACCCAGCAATGCCTTACTACCATCATTCTTGAAGTAAGTTCCTTCACCACTATACACGCCGCGCCCCGTTTTGAAAGCCATTTGCGTGCCCGCTACTGCGTTGGTGACTACCTCATTTGGTAAAGCATTGTTCATGTCATACATGAGTACGGGAATGTCAGGAACTCCAGCGCATGTCATCACTGGACCCAAAGGGGCTTCAAGCAACCGACCCACCACCAAATCAGATTTGGAATGTTGGGTTTCTGCATGAGTGCCCCAGCGCACAGCTTTCACTGGAATGTCCATTTTCCGCTGGAAATACTTCTTGACAGCTTCTCCCTCAAAGTGACGTGTAGACACAGCTTTGTCTTCAGCCCATTTGTGAGTCAGCACAAGTCTGACATCACCATCGAGCCTACGATACTGCATCACATGCTCATTAGCGACGAACGTGAGGTTATCAACGAAGAAAACCGAAGCAAGCGTTCTAGGGATCACTTTCCCATTGTGCGTAAGCCAACACGTCCACGTATTGGACTCCACCTGCTTCCGAAATACTGCCGCTGCCACATTGCTCGACTGGCCACCTTGTCCAGGCATTTCACGCATCCCCGCGATAGGGACAGGTTTAGCCTTAGGGGCGCTCGCATCTGAGTACTGTGCCATAGTGTCGTTATCATGCAACGCATCTGCATTCTGTTTTTGTCCTCCAGTCTGCATAATAACTTCATTGTCACTCTTCGGGTCTGGCCCTGGCATGTCTTCCGGCACTTTCGCCGTCTCACACCTCGCTTTGACAGAACGTATGATAGCTGGTCCGGCGTAGCACATAAGCAAACCAGTCAACAATGTCACCATTCCTAAGACCATGCCAATGACTTCCTTGTTCGCTTTAGCCCATTTCCATATCTTGCTAGCATAGCATTCAGCCGCATAGACTGTACCAAAACCAATGCAATCACGTATGAACTCTCTGAACGAGCGATAGCATCCTGCTGCAAGATTCCTAGGACCAGATAACAACCACGAAGTGGCTGAACAAACATTCTCAATCCAAGTGCATCCTGTGTAGGCTATGTGGCCAACAGTCGTACCAAACGCCACCAGTCCACACATGCCTATCCACACTTCGTAACAGTTGTCATTCGTCGTCTTGAAAAACTGACTGATGTACGACATACACGTCACTGTGGCAGCAATGTCAACCGGAGCAGCGTCAAAACCGAGACCACCCAGATCTTGATGCAAGCCCATTCCAACCATCTCTGTCCTGTTGAAAATATCGCCTGACTGTTTTTCCCCAGTGACAGTTCTTATCCTATCAGGCTGCAATTCAAAATGCAGCGTAGACGGATCGTCATCATCATCGAAGTCTTCTTCCAAGTCGTCAATATCTTCGCCTGCGTCAAAGAACATCTCACTTCCTCTTGGTGCTTCCTCACCCAATGGCTCGGGGCCAGGGGGTTCGTTCAATTTCGGTCCATAATTCGGCCATGGATCTTTTATCAACTGCTTGAGGGAACGATACACCCTGTCACCCCAAGCATTGAACGTGTCAAAACCAAGTGGATTCAAGAACAACGGGAGCTGTGAAACTCGTTTCGTTGCTGCCTGTTTGATGCGATCATCTTCTTCCTTCTCTGGGCTAACATCCTCTTCTTCTTCGTCCACCAACTGTATCTCATCTTCTTCAGGTTCAGGTTCAGGTAGTTTCGGCTTCTCATGAACAGTGACATCACCCTTCCCAGTGAAAACTCTCTTAGCATCCGGCACATACTTTTTCACATCAACTTTCAACTCTTTGTTCACTGTTAAGTAGGCATGCTGCTGCGCATAGTGCTCGACAGCATACTTCCCAAGGAAGTGATAAAAGTCGTCTGAAGTGGCCCAATATTGTCGGTCACCATCAAATTTCACGAGAAAATTCTCATCGGCTGGTCGCGGGAAAATTTGTTTCAACTCTCCGCGAATCTCATAATTGTTCATCTTGCCAGGCTGCTCAGTGACCACATTTGTGGCCTCATATTGCCAGACACGCAATAGCCAGAAATCAGGAGCATCAATGCAATCATGCTGTATCATCTCAAGATTCCTTGCAAGCATGGCAGTCTTGTCTGCTGTGTTGCCCGCAGTCCTATACTTTGGGTTCATTTCAACTTCCACAGTCAGATCAAGGCGACGACCAATAATGCTATGATTGACAAAAGTTGAAGCCGCTCCGAAATCTTGGAGATTGGAACTTGCTGTGACGACGACAGGGTGCAACGCAACTGCACCTTTATCATCCAACTTTGCCATGTTCGGAAAGTAGGGAATGTTCCCAACCAACCTATGGAGTGCAATGATCAGTTTGTCGCCACCCTTACTCGCAGTGATCTGCGGATGAAGAGTGCCAGTGTCATCAAGGTCAACGTGTTGCACAGCACTAGAGCAACCATCTGCAAAATCCCCATCAGGAGGAAATACATACGATCTATCAGGCGCTGATTCATCATCTACGTCAATGCCAGCAGCACACATGGCAATTTTCGCTATCATCTTGACAAGTGACGTTTTGGCAATTCCAGTACCACCATAAACTCCAACACACAAAGGAGCTATACGCATTGTGCGTTTGTGAAACTCCGAAAGTGCGTGAGTAGCTTCAGTGACAACCTTATGCATTTCATCTTTCTTGCCTAGATAATATATCTGATTCGCAGCTCGTGACTCAAACCATGTCTTGTTGTCGGCATACCATTTCTTCAAGTATTGCAGATCATCCTGAAATTTCGCTCTCTCGCCAAGATTCATGTTCGCAAGCTTCGGCGTGAAAAATTTGAGCCGAGCTGTTCTGTCAAACACGTCTGTCAATTGAGCAGCAGGTTTGAACCACTCTGCTATGCCTTGCAGTCCGTTCTTAGCGCCTGCGGCTAAAAGCACCGAAAAGTGCTCTATGCCTTTTAGCAATCGCTGAAATTGTGTGGGCATCGTGGTAGTTGAAACCAACCCATCAACTGTGGCAATCACCGTATCAGCACTAACGCATTGTCCACATGAGACTGCCGCGCTAAGTGACATCAATGTCCCAACGACAACCATCATATCTTTGAATCGTGCTTCAGAAAAACTGTTCATCATCCTGAACCAACTGGCCATTGTGTCAAAGAAAGAGCCAGCCCGTGAAGGATCTGGCTCACCTGACTGCATCTGCTGTTTCCGTGAGAAGAACGAACCAATTGTGTCGTCCATCCGAATTGCATTTCTACAATTGTCCCGAACATACTTCCAAAGCGCAATAATCTTTTGCCTCAGAAATTGCTCTAGACCTCGGACATACTCACGAATACTTTCCGGTATGCGATCGGCTCCAAACGACATAGATGTCATGAGTAACACCAACGCCTGATCACCAACCGTCTTCTGACGAAAGAGCAAAATGAGGGCCGTGAGAATTTTCATCACGTCTCCACTGAACGCACTATCCTTGTACATCTTGTATAGGTCGCTCAAAAATGCTCGTTTGTTCGCTTTCTCGGTCTTGACTCGCAACTCCTCTTCGACTTCACCAGATTGGAGCTGAGAATACATCGTTGTGGTTTGCACGGGAATCTTCACGCCTAAATATTTCAAGCGCTCCTCACGTAGCTTCCTAACGTACTTCCTAAACTCCTGCCAATGAGGCATAGCGATGAAACGCATATGCCACACCTCACTGACAGAAATTGTTGGTCCGCCGTTTTCTCCATCGTAGTTCACATCCCATTCTGACGACCGTTCCAGACGCATCCGCCTATTGTGCTGATACCAGCGCTTGACGTCAAACATCCTTACTAAGTTCACCATACTAGTGTAGCTCCCGTCGTACAATCCACGACAATAAAGCCCACTATAATTGAGCTGCTCACTCTCAGGTTCGCTCTCCTTTGCAGAAATAGCCTCCTGGAGAAAACGTTCTTCTTCCCGTTTCTTTGCCCTCAAAACTTCCTTAGCCGCTTTGCGGTTTTTACGCCGCAACTCAGCCGCAGTAAGAACTGCCTGTTCGTTCTGATAAGCATCACCGGTGACTACGTCATCAATTCCGCCCAAATTACAATAGGGCGTCATATCTAACATGTCCAGTTGGGGACTCTCATCCACAACAACCTGTTTTGGTGGGACATCTAGATAAGGCTCAGGGTCTCCGGTAGGAAACCTGGCCCAACCAAGAATGTCGTAAGGGTTCACCGAAACCACCGGATCATAACCCTTCTTCTCGAGGCGTCCGTACGAGCCAGACACCACGAGGGTGAAGTCATCGCCTAAGGCAGACTTGTTGAGGTGTAAGCCCGTCACCTCACGTGAGGCAATCTTGTCAATGAGATCTTCCAAAACCTCACATATTTCCTTCTCAACAAGAGCGGGCTCGGAGTCATCCTCTTCATCGACAACTCCATCTATGTCATCCTGATCAGCATCTGCACCGTTATCGTATGAAACGTGTACGATGTCATCTGCGTCTATCAAATATTCATCCTCAACCTTGAGGTCCTCCGCAATACTCCCCCCGCTACCAAAAAGGGAATATCCTTGTTCTACGACTTCAGACTGGAAAGATTCCAGGTAATTCGCGACCCAACATTGAAGACCGTTACCACCATTAGAGATGGGCGTATCAACTTCTGTTGAATCGTTGACATGAATGACCATGTCGTTGGCGGGCTTTAATCCGCCGCTGGTAGCGTTTATAAAAATAAATTTTGCTCCTTACTCCGGGCATGGCCACAGTAGGCCATGGCGAAACCGAATTGGGGAGGCAGGGTTTAAGCTTCATTAAAAGTACATGCTGAAAGGCCGTAAGCTTGCTAGACTCCGACACCCTTATATCAAACAGCTCCGTGTTAAGGAAAGCATAAAGCTAGCTGTCCGCACAAGGCGACACTTGCAATCATAATCCACTATTACCTGCAGATAGTCCCTTCTGTAATATACACGCAAGTCTGACCGAAAACACACGTATTGCATTGACATAACCATAAGGTCGCGATCCATTCTCGGATATCCACTGGGTAAAACTTCTACTCCTATGTCATATGCTCAGATGTTCAGGTCCACTACAGCCGGTGTTAACCGACGCGTACATTCAGTAACTGAGATCTAAATAATTCAGATTCATTGAACAGGATTTCTCGTGATCCATCGCACGGGAGATATTACTCCGTCATCAAGGGCTGTCGCAGCCCAAGACTGTATGTAACTTTTGGTGTCACATTACCATTTCAGTATTAAAACTGGGGTGCCGGATTCACCGGCGATATCCCACTTGAACTAAAGCCAAAACACACCATGTCATATGCTGTTCCATAGTGTTACATAAGTTTGTATACAAATTTCACATACACATGAATAAACATGCGCATGATAATTCGTATCAAACTCATATAACATGCTGGTTAAGCACATAGTGCAATGTATTTAAGCACAATTAGTTAAAGACCCCTCGGGTTGCGCCCGAGGTAAGAAAACTGGTAGGGGG